GAAATATCTAAACCAAATAAATAAGCATATGGAAAACTATGATGATTTAGATGAGGGCTTTGAAGACCAACCCACGCTGCCTTCAGAACAACCCGAACAAAACTCTACATTGCCTCGTTGGGAATATAGTGAACGTAAGAATCCCAAATGGGGACAAGTCACAAAACAAGGACTTAAGGTTGGGCGTGGTCATAGACAAGCCATCGTGCCACCTGATGAAGTATACAGATTGGGCGCACTAGGTATGACTGATACCGAAATTGCTGATTGGTTTGGCATTGACCAACAGACACTGCGCTACAATTTTAAGGAATATCTCGCAAAAGCCCGTATAGATTTGAAACAGCGTTTAAGGCGTGCCATGCTGACCAATGCCATTACCAATCACAATGCCGCGGTTCAGATTTTCTTGGCCAAAAATATGCTGGGGATGCGGGATCAACCCACTGACACCGAAGACCAACAACCTTTACCTTGGACAGACTAAGAGATTACAGTCAAGAATCTTGGCGTGCCATTGACAGTCTCACTTTGGTCAATCTAGGCATTGAGGCAGATAGAATACACCGTTTACCCCCGGCTGAATGTTGGTGGGATGAACGGTGTTTTTGCTTTTGGGTATTGAAGGAATCACGCACAGACTTTTGGTTAAAGTTGCAGAACATTTAGCCAAAACGCCTTGACGAAACCCTAACATAAATATATAATAAACACATACACTGTAATAATGCGGTGTTGCACAGAAAGGCATATTATGGGTCAAGCAAAACAGCGTCAAGCAGAAATTAAAGAGTTGAAAAAAACTCCTAATTTAAACAAAGTCCAAATTGTAGATGCAAACGGCAAATATGATATCAATTCATACTTTGCTGAGTTAGGTGATGGTGAACATCAAGATTGGTTTCGTGAGATCCTTTTCAAAGGCTTGTTAAAACGCAATACAACACCAATTCAACTAGCAGAATTGGACAAATGGCAAGCCCTTGGCAAGACTGCTGAGCAATCAGATTTTAGTATTACTATTGAAGGTCATCCAAGACTTGAATTTCAACCAATCCATTTTAGTTACGGAGAAGGCAACAAAGAACTTTTCTTAAAAACAGTTAAAGAATATTTAGATTCTAAAAATGAACTAAAGCCAGGCTTGAGTTTTGAAAATATGGTAATGCAAACTGTTTTTATGTATAAAGGCACAGAGGCTGTGTTGCAACTAGGTTGGATTAAACACCATACAGGTAAAATTCGTAGTTTAGTCACAGTTATTCCTAACGGAGCATTTGGATACATGGATTTGGGAGCCGCATAATGAGCAAATACTACTATCACGGAACTACCTTAGTAGGTTATCACGCAATTCAAAAAACTGGATTCATTATGCCGCAGAGTGGTAAGACTTACACTAATCAAATCTTTCTATGTGACAATGATGCTTATGCTCGCCGTGTGACATTCATTAAACACGCTCAGGAACAAGGCGATGTTATTGTAGTCTACAAAATACACAAAAACAATCTACGCCGCAAACTTCTTAAAGATGGCAGCAAGCATATCAGCAATATGTTGAGTTTTGGAGATGCAACTTGGTGCTATCCAGAACCCATTGACATTAGCAGTGACACAGTATTAGTTGGCGCCGCACCTTATTACTTGAACTTACCAGAAGGTGTCAGCATTGTAAGAGATGGCACCAGCACAGGCTTAGGCTTCAGTCCAACAGCGGCAAAAGAATTTTTAGGAGAAACAAAATGAAAATTAAAATTTACACTGACAAAGAAAAGACACAAAAGATCTATGACATGGAATTAGCAGACTATCTCATCATAGTCAACAATGAAATGTTCAAAGACCATTGGCAAGTTATTGAATTTGGTGATGCAGTAATCACTAGAAAGCCCGAGAATGAAACGCTACCCTAGTGAGATATTAAGTTTTATTCGTAGGCAAAAGACAGTAAAGACACCCAATAAGATTTACATCAATTGGTTGTTGCGGCAGTATCGTTTAACTTGTAGTGCAGAAGTCATTAAAGGAAAGAAATGAAAAGCATCATAGCAATCGTGGCATTAACAGCATTAAGTGGTTGTAGCACTTACTCAACACACCTCAAGACAGGCTGTGTATGGTCGTGTGCTGAATGGGAACGGAGATTGGCAGAAGGTCAATCTAACTATTCAGGTGGTGGTGTAAGTTCTAGTGGTGGCATTACCAGTCACACTTATAACTTGCCTGGTGCGAGTTACATGGTGATACGATCGGGCTCAACAACCTCAGTGATTCAGACCAGTCGGAGTCGATAATTCACTGTTATTTTATCGCTGACATAAATACAGCAACAAGAAAGGAATAGTATGGCAAGACATTATGTAATCATAAAACAACAAACAAAATGGAGCAAGCACGGTGGGCAAGTCACTGAGGTCTCTATGGTGGGTCTAGATGATAGAAAGTTATACACCACATGGATTGATGACATGAACATGAACGCCAAGTATTGGAGTCATATCACACGCAGTCCCGATCATGGCTTTATCATCACAGGTGTCAAGGTCAAGCGCATGGTAGACAGAGATGATGTCATCAATGCAGACTCAAAGCCTATAATTGCACAAGAACATCCAGACATAGACGAAACACTAGATATTGTCATGGAGCATTGGAATACACTAGATGGACGTAACAAGCCTCCTAGTTTTGATGACTTTTTCAGAGGACCAGATGCCTAAACGAGGACCCAGACCCAGCAGTTGGCGCAGTGGCCCTGACCCTGTGCAACATCGTAAGTATCGCGCTTGGATACAGCAAAAGAATCAAGCACAGTTCCGCCGAGAACCTTGGGATTTAAACTTTGAGGATTGGCTTGGGTTGTGGGGTGATGACTACGAACGTAGAGGTAGATTTGCCAATGATCTGTGTCTTACTAGAGAAGATCTAGAACTGGGCTGGACCAAGGACAACTGCATACTCATGGAGCGTAGAGAACACATGAGACGCTGTGGAGAAAGGAAACACAATGAAAATAATTGATCCTGGATTTGATCCATTAACGGCCTTACAAAAGGTCATTGAACAAAATCAACTGCAAGCACAGCAAATTGCTGAAATGCAACTGTATTTGGAAGAAGCCAGCAGACTGATCAAGCAACACAGCATTTTAATTCAGCAACTCACTGAACAAAACACACAGATTCTATTGTTGTGGGCAAATACTCCCATTAATTCTAATAGCAAATAAATATAGTATCATTCAGGATACTATACATGGCCAAACCAGCGATTACCAAACGAGTCACTAAAGGCAGTGCTCTAACATACAGTGAATTAGACACAAACTTTCAGAATCTAACTGATGCCACAGTGACACTCACAGCAGGCTCGGGTGGCACTGCTGTGAGTAGTGATCTCAACGGCAACATCACATTGGTGGCTGGCACTGGCGTTACACTCACTGGCAACAACACTGCCAAAACAATTACCATCGCTAGTGCAGGCGCAGGCACTGTAAACACTGGCGCCAGTGGAGCATTGACATTTTATCCTAGTCCTGGTGGCGCTGTCGTAGATGACACATTAATCACTTACAGTCAAAGTGTAGGACTACAAACACTTACAGCCACTAATGCTCTCACATTGGCAGCCAATGGAGCAACCACACTGTCAGGCACTGGCACTACTGACATCACAGGCAATGGTCTAGTTACAATTACTCCTGGCACAAACAATAGCATCAGTCTCAACACCTCAGGCACTGGCGCAGTCAGCATTGGTGGTCTAGGTGCTCTCAGTGCGGCCAGTGTGAGCAATGGTGGTTCGGGTGTGAGAATTGATGGTGGTGGCACCGTAGGTATAACCAATGCTTCAGATACTGACATCTACATTACACCTGTGGGCACTGGCAAATTAATCATTCAAAATGACATCAACATTGGTAAAACAACCGCTGGTGTCACAGTGATGAGCAACTGGAACAACAACAGCACATTCATTCTTCTAAAGAATAGAAATGCTTCAGGAGTGGGTCAACTCACAGTGGGCAATAATGACATTGAATTGCAAGCAGGCACTGGCACTCACACTGGCAGCATCATACTGAAAACTGGGGGTTCAGGACGCAGTGTTGCAGTGGGTGATGGCACCAATCAAGCCCTGATAACCAGTGCTATTCCTTTGGTAGGCACTAGTGATCTCAAAGTTGCCGCTGGCACTGGTGGTGCTATTTTGTTGGGCGCAACCACCAACAGCAACATCACCATAACACCCAACGGCACTGGATCAGTAGTGGCAAAAAGTGACACACTGGTTTTGGGAGCATTAACAGATCCAGAAACTGTGATTACCACTGATGGAGCAACTGATTTGCTGTTAGACACCAATGATGGCACAGACAGTGGCACTATTACTATCACGGCTGGAGCAGACAGCAACATTACCATAACTCCTGACGGCACTGGCAAAACTGTGATTGGCAATCTAGTGGCCACTGAAACCATAGTTGCTAATGGCAACACAGGTGCTGCCACACTGACTCCCAATGCTGCCTCGGGTGCTGTGCAAAGTTACACAGTCACTGGCAACATCACATTGAATGCATTTGGCACACCCGTGGCAGGACAAAGCATCACACTGATCTTGACTCAAGATGGCACAGGATCAAGACTATTAACCAGCACAATGAAGTTTGCTGGAGGTTCAAAAACACTCAGCACAGCGGCCAATGCTGTGGACATTATCACTGTTTACTATGATGGCACAACATATTGGGCCAGTTTGTCAAAAGGATTTGCATAATGCCTCGTGGTGCATTTAGATTAAACAGTCTAGCAAAATTTACAGCGGCCAGTGCTGGTAGAACTGCCAAAACCGTCACTGCTAATGGCAATGCACAGGTCAGCACAGCACAAAATAAATTTGGCAGTGCCAGTGCGCTGTTTGACGGCACTGGTGACTATCTCAGCGTGGCCACAAATACAGATTTTGGATTTGGCACCGGTGACTTTACCATTGAAGGTTGGTTTTATAAAACCTCAGCAACATCACAGTGGATCTTTGACACAAGAACTACAACACCTCAAGTGTCAGTGGCTGTTCAATCACAGGGTAACGGAACTATAAGATTACTGGTGAGTGGATCATTTGTAGTAACAAGTAGCAATAGTCACTCTACCAATGCTTGGAATCATCTTGCCATCAGTCGTGCCAGTGGCGTCACAAGATTGTTTATAAATGGTGTGGTATCTACTAACACCTACTCAGATACCAATAACTATGGTGCTACAAAACCATTGGTAATAGGTGCTCAATTCAACGGCACAACAGCATTTAATGGTTACATTGATGATTTTAGAGTCAGCAACACAGCAAGATACACAGCAACCTTTACAGCACCCACAGCGGCATTTGTGAATGATACCAACACTGTGTTGTTGTTGCACTGTGAAGGTGCAAATGCCTCCACTTCATTCCCAGATGACAATGCCTAAAGTTTTTTTGTCTTTTTTTAGGCTTTTCTAAGGTTTATTCAAGAATTAGATAAGTAGTAGTGCGATTCGCGAAATCAGACATTAACCCTTAAGGAGATATAATATGTCAGCAGCCAGTAATTATTTAGAGAACAAGATTCTCGACCATGTGCTAACAGCCACAGCATACACACAACCAAGTCGTTTTTTGGCTCTTTACACAGCCAGCCCAGGTGAAGCAGGTGCACACACCAATGAAGTCAGCACTTCAGGCACTGCCTATGCTCGTCAAGCAGTGACATTTGCCGCAGCCAGTTCAGGCAGTTCAGCAACCAACGCCACTGTGACATTCCCAGCAGCCACAGGCGCAGGATTTGGTCTTATCACACACATTGCAGTGGTTGATAGTGACACTGAAGGTGCAGGCAATGTGCTTTTCTACGGTGCAGTCACAACTTCAAAACAAATTGACGCAGGAGACACATTCCAGATCACCAGTGGCAATTTAACAATTAGCCTAGACTAATAGCATCAAGCACTGACAAGGGGGTTCGCCCCCTTTCAGGCTGAATACATCCAGTATTCTAGACTTGGACTCCTAGAATATTGTAGAACAATAACCCGTGGAGCAAGTCACATGTCAACAATCGTAACACGAGCCGTTAAAGGCTCAGCATTGACCTTTACAGAAGGTGATGCAAATTTTACCAATCTCAACAATGACAAGATAGAAGACATTGTTGAAGACACTACCCCGCAACTAGGCGGCAATCTAGATGTCAACGGCAACAGCATTGTCAGCACCAGCAATGCAGACATCACCATTGCACCCAATGGCACTGGCATTGTGTTAGTGGTCAGTGACCTAGAAGTAGGATATGGCACTGGCACAGCAGCCATTACTTCAGCAGGCGCATACGACCTAGACCTAGTTACAAACGGTGGCACCAACAGTGGCCTAATTAGAATCACGGATGGCGTTAATGGAGAGATTCTATTACAACCCAACGGCACTGGCGTGGTCACTGTTACTAGTGATTTTAATGTAACTGGCAGTATCAAGAGTGGCGCCAATTCGCCAGTGACCATTGCACCAGATGGCACAGGCGATGTGCATCTCAACACGGACTCTGTGCGTATTGGTGACAACAATGCAGATGCTACAATACACACTCGTGGCACTGGTGACCTAATCCTGACCACCAATGAAGGTTCTGGTGTTGAAGGCATCATTCGTATCTATGATGGTGCTAATGGCAACATCACAGTATCACCAAACGGCACTGGCAGTGTTGTGCTTGATGGATTAAGTTATCCTCAAGCAGACGGCACAGCGAATCAAGTCCTGAAGACCAACGGTTCAGGTGTGTTGGGGTTTGTAACAATTACACAAGCCACAGGCAATGAACTAGAAAATGTTGTAGAAGATACAACACCTCAACTTGGTGGCAATTTAGATGTTCAAGCAAATTCAATTACTACCAGCACAACTGATGGTGACATCAGCATTGAACCCAATGGCGCGGGCATTGTAATTGCACAAGCAGATCTTGTGGTGGGTTATGGAACCACAGCAGCCAATGTCAGCAGTGCAGGCGCACATGACCTAGTGCTCAGCACCAATGAAGGCACTGATACTGGCACTATCACAATTACAGATGGTGTCAATGGAAATATTAGTGTCACACCCAATGGCACTGGCAAGTCAGTGGTTTCAGCAATCAACTACAATGAAGGTGCCATACACACAGTAACCTATGCCAGCACTATAACTCCCAATGTGACCAACGGCAATGTGCAAACAGTCACGCTGACTGGCAATGTGACATTCAATGCGTTTGCCTCGCCTGTTGCTGGGCAAAGTCTCACATTAAAAGTGGTGCAGGATGCCACTGGATCAAGAACACTGACCTCAACTATGAAATTTGCTGGTGCAAGTAAAACACTCAGCACAGCAGCCAACAGCATTGATATAATCAGTGTTTACTATGATGGCACAGACTATTTTGCTAGCCTTGCGAAAGGATTTGCATAATGCCACTAGGAGCCTTTAGACTTATTGGGCTGTCTAGATTACTAGCCGCCGCTGGCAGAACTGCCAAGACCATTACACCTAGCAGTGTAACAGTGTCTACTACACAAAGTAAATTTGGTGGTGCCAGTGCGTTTTTTAATTCTGCATCAAGTAGTATTGATGTTTCACCTTCTACTGAATTTGCATTTGGCACTACTAACTTCACTGTAGAAGCATGGATCTATGTCACAGATGTTTCTGTGACTAGAACTATTTGGAGTAGCACTAACACTACAAATACCATGAACTTTTTTGTGGGAACCAATAGAAGTATAAATTTCGTTACAACACAAACCGGAACAATATCCAGCACATCAAATGCCATAGCATTGGATACTTGGACTCATGTGGCACTGTGCAGAACTGGCACTACTACTAGAGCATTTGTCAACGGCACTGTGCTATTTGCTAATAGCACTGCTTATAACAGCACAGGAGCACTTAGTGCTACTGTAGGCTATGATGGCACTAATTCTTTTGCAGGTTACATTGATGAAGTTCGTGTCAGTGATGTGTCTAGATACCCAGCGGCATTTACAGCACCTACCACAGCGTTTGACAACGATGACTCAACATTAGTGTTGTTACACTGTGATGGCGCTAACGGTAGCACTACTTTTACAGATGATGCTACACCATTAACAGCACTAAGCGGCGTGTTTAATGCTGGTCAGGTTACTGGAACTGCATCAACTATTACTATACCTTCAAACTCTAAGATAGGCGATCTAGCCTTGTTGTTTGATATGTCAACAACAGTTACTGACACAATACCTAGTGGATGGACCAGCATTAGTGGAGTAACTACCTCAGGCATTAGAACCAACATTAGTAGAAAAACACTGGAGTCAGGAGACATTGGCGCCACAATAACTGGCATGGCTGGCACTACTAGAAAGATACTCTTTGTGTTTAGACCTAATGGTCCAGGATCAACATTGACTGTGAGCACACCAACTAGTGAGGCCACCACAGCCACCCCTAGTAATCAAACAGTCACAGCAGGTGACTCACCAGGCACAACACCTGTAATAAGTTTTTGGTGCGGCGGTAGCACAGGAAGTCCTACAGTAACATTAGCAGGCACTACTCTAGTGAACAGTATATCTGGCAGTGGTGTCGCTGTGAGATACAGACAATGGAATCAGGGACAAACACCTGAAAACCAAACAGCATCAATGTCTGACTCAGGAACTAACACATTCCAAAGTTTCTTCATTAGATTTGTTTAAGGAGCAAAATTAAATGACACGCCAAGTCACAGACAATCTATACATTGACCTAGAGTATTTTGCTCCTGAAGATTATTATGTGTATGAGGCCAATGCTGAGTCTGATTCCTCAGTGATTTTTACTTGCAGTGCTGATGCTAACATTATTAAATCAGTCACTGCTGATTTTAGTGTGGTGGCCACACAGTCTGCTGATGCTAACACTATTCAATCAGCCAGTGCTAATCTCAGTGTTGTAGCCATACAATCTGCTGGTGCTAACACTATTCAATCAGCACAGAGTTCGTTAAACACTGCGGCTGCTGTGTCAGCACTGGCACAAGCAAATTTTGTCAGCAGTGCAGATCTTGCAGTGCAAGGATTTGTTGTAAGTGTTGCAGGTAGAATACAAAGTGATGTAGCAGATTTAGATGTTGTGTCAGCATTGACAGCCACAGTGACAAGAAATCGCGGCCACAGTGCCGCTTTAACCTCAGCATTCATTGTGACTGCTGAAGGACTAGATCTGGATCTTGCCACAGCGGCATTAACATCAGCATTCGCACTGACAGCGTCAGCAACCAGAATTCGTCGCAGTGCTGTTGCTTTAAATTCAGCAGTTACAACAACAGCAAGTGCAAATAAAATTATCAGCGACTGGCGCAGTTATCATTGGGGTTGGGGACTTAGACAAGGTGCTGTTCCAGGCAGTGGAGGAGTTTACCAACACATATTCAGTAGAAGTAGTGCTGTTGACGACAATGAAAATGTCTATGAACTTTCAACTCGTTGGACTGAACAAACCAGCCCTCTTAATGCATTGTTGTTGGTCAAGCGCACCAGTCAAGGTGAAGTCGTATGGAAAAAGCAATTTGATCTAGGAGTGGTTGGTTTCCAAAATCATCCTGAACATGCTAAGATAACCTATTTTAATGGATATCTTTATATCTCTACAAGTTATTACACTACTTTTCCTGCATGGGAAAGTCGCATTTGGAAATTAGACCTAGATGGTGCTAGACAGTGGGGCAGAGTCAGTTTCAAAATTGTAGATCACTATGTGGACAGCACTGGTGTTTACTTTTTAAGTGGATTAACAACCAGTGATGTTTACAAATTAAATGACAGCACGGGCACCACAGCATGGATTGGACAATACAGTCAAACTGTAAGCAATATTCCTATGAGCATCACAGGCGATGTTGATTACATTTATTTCTCAACTGAAGATCCACACATCTTTGCCCTAAACAAAAGCACAGGTGCTCAAGTATGGCGTAGAAGATTAGATCTTGTCAGCAGTGAAAGAGATAGGCTTAATCATTTAGACATCAATGCTGATGATGAATTGGTCATAGCACATAATAAAGGTGATGGCACAAGTTACATCGTAGACATCAATACCAGCACAGGTGCAGCCAATAGCAGTAAAAACATCAACAAAGCAGTCAATGAATTATTCATAGATGAATATACTGGACAACATTATGTTCTAAGCACAACTGGAACTAATGCCGCTGTTGTATATGCCTTGAATGATGATCTTACAGTGGGTTGGAGTCGTAGATTTTTAGTCAGCACTCTTGATGATCTTGAAAGAATGTGGTATGTTGCTTTCAATGAATATCATTTGTATCTAGGTGGTGTTGGTATAGATTTTGACCTAGGTGGTGGCGCAAGTTACTTGCTGAAAACTAAAAAAGATGGTGGCACTGATTACACCAATGCTGTGTTACGCACACCTTATTCAGGAACTTTTGAATTTACTGATGCGGGTGATCCCACAATAACCACAGCCAGTGTAAGCAGTATTACCAGCACCACAGGCACTTACAGCACCACTACAGGCAACCTTAGCACGGACTCAACAAATTGGACTACTGAAAGTAGCACCATTGACTATGAATGGATCAATGTTGTTGATGGTCTCAGTGTTGGCAACACAGCAAGTTTCACAGTTGCCGCAATTCCAACTTACATTCGTAATGCCAATGCCGCAATATCATCGCAGGCCACATTCTCAGCACAACCCACAGTGGTTAAGAAAGGTGAGGCAGCATTAAGTTCAGCGGCCACTGTTACAGCAAACAACGCTAGAACTCGCGGTGTTAATGCCAACATTACTGCACAGGCAACCCTAACTACTAATGTTGCTAGAACTCGTGGCATCGATGCCAGCGTTTCAGCACAAGTCACTGTAACTCCTATAGCAAGAAAAACTGCAAGTGCTGGCAGTGCTGTTAGTTCTGCTTTTGCCATAGCATCAACATTGTTGAGAATTCGTCAAAGTGCCATTGCCACAGAAAGCGTTGCAACTCAATTATCAGCAGTGGCCAAGGTTGGTAGTGCTTTAGTAACCATTGAAACTGCCAGCACATTGAACTGCGATGCCTTTAAGGCAGTGATAGCACAGGGCAATCTAAGTTCTAATTTTGCTGTGTCAGCAGAAGCCAGTCTTGTTAAAGAAGTCAGTGCTAATTTACAATCCGCAGTGACAGTCACAGCAAGTATTAATCGCACTAGAAGTGTTCTTGGTAGTTTCACAACACAGGCCACAGTGACTGCTGATGTTACCAAGGTAATATTTGCAGATGCTGTGCTAACTGTTGCAAGTCAATTGGCGGCTGCGCCAATAAAAACTACTTTTGTCAGTGCAAGTATAACTTCAGTAGTGATTTTATCTGCAACACCTAATGCTGAATTATTCATTACTGCTGGTCTAAGCAATGCATTTGCATTCAATGCTGTTGGGCGTTTTATTGTTAATGGTGGTGCTAACTTAACAGCATTCAACACTGTGTTGAGCACAGGCACTGTGATACAGTTAGATCCATATCTAACCTACCTGGTAGAAGCAGAATCAAGAAATCTAGTAATCACAGGCGAAACTAGATTGTTCACAGTCATTGAGGAAAGTCGAAACTACATGATTACTGAGGAAACTCGTGAATACGCAGTGGAACAGCAATCAGCCGTAAATATCATATAAGGAAATATTATGAGCACATTAGAAATAACAGGATACAAAAAGGATCAACAAGGTATCTATATCTTAAAAGATCCATTGGCCAAATTGGTCTACACATTTGATTGGGCGGAATGGTTGCCCACAGGCGCTACAATTTCTACAGTGAATTACACACTACAAGTCAGAGCCAATGACCCATCGCCTCTTGTGAGAGTAAGTCAAGGTGTCACAGGTGGCAACAAAACTTATGTAGAACTCAATGGTGGACAAGTAGGCAAAGTCTACACAGTCACAGCAGCCATTGTGTTGGCAGATGGTGCATTGGATCGCAGAAACTTTCGCGTTCAAATAGAAAATCGTTCAGCCTAATGCCACTAAGCCTGGCTCAACAAAGTATAAGTCAAGATACACACCGTTTTCGTGTGGTAGTTGCTGGTCGACGCTTTGGCAAAACACATTTGGCCATCCGTGAACTGTGTCGTCATGCTCGCATACCTCGTCAAGAAGTTTGGTATGTGGCACCCACATATCGACAGGCCAAGATGATCACTTGGAAGAAACTGCGTGAAAAGATCTTAGATCTACGCTGGGCCAAAAAGATCAATGAAAGTGAATTGACTATTTTGCTAAAGAATGGATCAACCATTGCACTCAAAGGTGCTGACAACTATGATAGTCTGCGTGGAGTAGGCTTGGACTTTCTTGTGTTAGACGAATTTGCTGACATAGACCCAGAAGCATTCTATGAAACACTACGTCCCACACTCAGTGACAAAATGGGTGGTGCGCTGTTTATTGGCACACCCAAAGGCATCGGTAATTGGGCACATGACTTGTTTCAAATGCCCTTGGAAAATCCAGAAGCATGGAGCAGTTATCAGTTTACCACCATTGACGGTGGACAGGTCACACAAGAAGAAATAGATTCAGCACGACAAGATCTAGATGAACGCACATTCCGTCAAGAATTTTTAGCAACCTTTGAAACTTATGCTGGTAGAATTTACTATGCCTTTGATCGCAAGACTCATGTGAGCGATATAAAGATAGAACCCAAAGATTTAGATGTGATATATCTAGGCATGGACTTTAACATTGATCCAATGTCAGCAGTGATAGCCATTAGAAAGGGAGACGATCTTCATGTCATCGACGAAATCCGTATGTTTTCTTCTAACACCCAAGAAGCAGTGGATGAAATTAAGAGCAGATATCCAAAGAGTAAGGTTTGGGTCTATCCAGATCCAGCCTCAAGACAAAGAAAAACCTCAGCAGGCGGTGCTACTGACCTCACTATCTTGCAGAACGCAGGATTCATAGTTAAAGCACCCAACAGTCACACACCAGTAAGAGACAGAATCAACGCAGTAAATTCAAGACTCTGTGATGCAAGGGGAATAAAACACCTCTTTGTCAGTGCTCGGTGTAAATATACAATAGAAGGACTAGAACGACACACATATAAAGAAGGCACTGTGCAGCCAGACAAAGACTCTGGCTATGACCACATGATGGATGCACTGGGTTATATGGTGGATTATTTGTTCCCAGTTAAACGCGAACGCGAAAGAACTTCTGCACCACAGCGTTGGACACATCAAATAGCATAATAGGAAAAGACAATGAATGAAATAATGTTAAGACAGTATACAGATGCAGTCAGCACCAATTTACTGTATCAACGCAACCAAGATGTTTGGGAGTTCTTACTCTACAGTTACATGGGTGGAGAAGAATACAAGCGAGCCGCTTACCTAACACGCTACATCAACGAAACAGATGGCGAATACGCCGGCAGATTAAATGCAACCTTTGTAGAAAATCACAGCAAAAGTGTAATTTCAACCTACATCAGTTTTTTATTCCGCGAACAACCCAAGCGTGATTTAGGCTCATTAGAATATGATCCTGTGGTGCAGGCATTTTTAGAAGATGCTGATCTTGATGGACGCAGTTTTGATAACTTCATGAAAGAAGTGTCAGTGTGGAGCAGTGTGTTTGGGCATTGCTGGGTCATCATGGCCAAGCCAAATATTGGCGCACAGACCTTGGGTGAAGAACAAGCCATGGGTGTTAGACCTTATATAAACTTGTTGACACCTCTTACTGTAATGGATTGGCAGTGGAATCGTGACGCCATGGGCCGTTATGAATTAGTCTACTTCAAATACACAGAAGAAGCCAATGACACATTTACCACTATCAAAGAGTGGACCCGAGAAACAATTACTACCACCACAGTAAATCACTTCAATCGCAGTGTCAACAGTGAAGTGATTGAACCAAATCAATTGGGTCGTATTCCAGCCATACTGTCCTACAATCATCGTAGCCCAGTGCGTGGCATTGGCATCAGCGATCTCAGTGACATAGCATCAGCACAAAAGTATATCTATAATTTGACTAGTGAAGTAGAGCAAAGCATTCGTATCAATGGACACCCAGCATTGGTAAAAACTGTGGGCACTGAAGCAGCCGCAGGCGCTGGTGCTATTGTCACAATGGAAGACAATTTAGATCCTGGTCTAAGACCTTTCATGCTCAGTGTCAGCACTGATACCAATAGCATCTATCAAGCCATTACACATACTGTGGATGCCATAGACAAAATGGCCAATGTGGGATCAGTGCGTAGTTCAACTCCTACAGTAATGAGTGGTGTTGCTCGTGAACAAGAATTTGCCTTGCTCAACGCTAAACTAAGTGAGAAAGCAGACAATTTAGAACTTACTGAAGAACACATCTGGGAATTGTTTTGTCTATACCAAGGTCGCACTTGGGATGGCGAAATTGAATATCCAGGCAGTTTCAATATTCGTGACACTGATGCTGAAGTTGACCGCTTGGTCAAAGCCAAACAGGCCGCAACTGACCCTGTGGTGTTGCGTAAGATTGATGAACACATTTTAGACAGCATGGATGAAGACTATGTGTCCTTGCCATTTATAGATCCTAATCCACAAGTGGGTAGAACATATGAAGATGGTGAAGAGATCAACAGCAACTTGCCTAATGCTTATCAACCAGCCAGCAATGCTGAAGTTCCTGCAGGACAAAACTGTGGCAACTGTGAATACTACAAGCCAGGTGAATTGTATTGCACCAAGTTTGATGCTCCAGTTCGTGCTGTGTATTGGTGTGCTAAGTGGGAGCCAACTGAAGAAGATGAACTCAGCGTTATGACTCCTGAGATTATGGCACAGATTCAAGAAATGATTATGTCAGGCATGACCAATGCTGAAATCATTGATGCTATTCCTGGTATCACAGTAGAAGACATTGTGACAGCAGCCGCAGAAGCAGCCAGAAACAACAACTAAAAAGCAAAGTGAAATTAAAGACTCGAGAGATTAAAGAATATCGTGAAACACAATTACAGCATCAAAATCAATGTTGTGCCCTATGCGGTCAAATTATTGAACTTGACGCTGTCTTGGACCACGATCACAAAACGGGTCTAATTAGGCAAGTATTACATAGAGGTTGTAACAGTCTATTAGGCAAAATTGAAAATTCAATGCCGCGCAGTCGTGTAGACATTCGTAGGCTCGAAGGCATAGCCCAAAATCTTATTCAATACTTGACTACCACACACACAGAAATTAGGCATCCAACTCATCGAACTTCTGAGGAGAAAATTATGATGAAAAAATCAGTAATGGGAAGAGGACGCGGTCGTGGTAAAAAGCCACCAAAGCGTTGATTGGGAACAATACTTTTATAGTATAAAACGGCAGTGTCCTTGGAGTTATGCCGCATGGCAACAAGGAGAAATTTTAGTAAGGCGATTAGGCCAACCACAACCTTTAGGCGAATATCAAGCCATAGTGTATGTCAGCAGCCTAAATCGCCGCAAGTTAAAAAAATTGTGTGCTAAATTAAACACAAGCAAGGAATGCGAGTGGTTGTGGAGCCATCCTACTTATGGTCCCTATGCCACTCCTTTGCCTTGCTTGATTCAGCAAGATAGGCGTGTTTTAGACGAAATCCGTGCTAAGATGCGTGAATCAAATAAATAAACTTACAATAACTTCGAAAGGAAGGCGCAGATACAATGACTGAACAAAACATTGGCAACAACGACATGGGAACTGATCCCGCTGGCGATACAGCAAATCAGGCACAAGCCGCTAAGACATTTACGCAAGATGAGGTCAACGCAATACTGGCAAGAAATAAATCTCAACTAGAGAAAAAATATGCCAGCAAGTATGAAGACCTAGGCGATCCTGATGAACTTCGTAACATCAAAAGTGATTACGAAAAACGACAACAGGAACAACAAATCAAGCGTGGTGAGTTTGAAAAGACTCTACAAGAATTGGCTGCTAAAAAAGATGCAGAGATCCAAAAGAGAGATAGTGTGATTAAGGAATACAAGATCAACACGCCTTTGCTCAGTGCCGCCGCGCAGTTTCGTGCTGTAAACGCAGAACAAGTAAAAGCATTGTTGAGTCAAAATGTAAGACTCAATCAAGATGGTGAAGTAGAAGTTGTAGACAGTAAAGGAGCAGTTCGTTATCAAGACAACGGTGCACCTTTGGCAGTAGAACATTTAGTGCGAGAGTTCCTGGATTCGAATCCGCACTTTGTGAATGCTAGTCCAGCCACTACCAACACCAAATCAAATGTCTCGGATGTAAAGTCCGGTAAACTTGATATCTCAAAGTTGGATATGAAAAACCCAGCAGACCGCGAAATCTATAGAGAGTATCGCAAAACTGCAGGAATAGTTTAATATCTTAAGGAGATTCTAAAATGACTATTACTAACACAACAACCCTAAACGATCTGTTGCCATCGATCGTTGCAGAAGCATTATTCGTGGCAAGCGAAAAGTCCATCATGCGTGGTCTAGTTCGCAACTATACTATTGCACCAGGACAAGGTAAGACTGTGACAGTTCCTATCTATCCAAAGCAAACAGCAGCCAGTTTGACTGAAGGCACTGCACCTGCTTTCACAGCAATCAGCACCAATGGTGTTACATTGACAGTGAGCGAAGTTGGTCTTACAGCACAGATCAGTGACTTGGCCATGATGGCATCAAGTAGCAATGTGGTTTCAGACATCGGCCGTTTGTTCGGCGAAGCCATTGCTCGCAAAATGGACAGCGACATTCTTTCTAATGTTAGTTCATTGTCAGCAGGTG